CGAGCTCCACTTGGGCGAGCAGCAACTGCTCAACCAATTGACCAAATCGGTCCGAACCAATTCCGGAAGTCGTCGAAAATTGCGCGCAAGTCGTTGATTCGCTTCGGATCCGTCGGTCCGCCTGGCGCAGCTCGAGCTCGAGCGATTGGTCCGCGTGATAAACAAATTGGTTTACGTTAAAAAAAGACGTAATAAGTGCGCGTGTTTGTTAAAAGAAACGTCGATTAAATGTAATAATTATTCGTCTGCGAATGCGAACGATTCGTATTCAGGCCCACCAAGCTGTTAGACGAGCCGGAGCGTAGCGACGACCGTAGAGTCTGTTGTTGTTGCTGTTAGGCCCCCCATTTACATTTCCCTTTTCCGCTATATTGTCCCAACAAACCCAAGGGGTAAATACTTAATACATAAGGAAACACTGATATGGCCCAGGACGTGTACGAATACATAACCCGCTACCTGAGTAGGGGTGGGGGGTAAAAATGCAGCCACGGGCATTACAGAGCGTCTGAGAGGATATTATGGCTGGATTGTACAGAGGACTCCTGGATGTTCCTGAGTATCAGCAGCATGTAGCGGAGCAGGAAAGGAAGAAGAAAGAAGAAGAAGCCAGAGCAGCAGCTGACTATCAGAGAAGGCTGGCTGCGGATATGGTTGGGGTAGAACAGTTCAGTCCATTTCTGGGGCTGAATACACAGGACCCTGAAGCAGGGCTTCTGGCTAAGTACGCTGCGCCTACAGATGTGGTTCCTGCTTTCACCACTGCAAAAGCCGGTGCAGGGCTGCTCAGTGCAGCATTAGGCGCTCTATTCTGGAATCAGGCCAGAAAACAGGCTGTAAGTCCTGGTACGCTGACTCATCTGGGGTATCACGGTACTCCGCACACCTGGAAGCCGGAGCCTGGGTATCCCCTGGGAAGAGCAAGGCTGGGAGAAGAAACAGGACAGGGCGCTGCCATGTACGGCAAAGGCGTGTATATTGCAGAAGAAGCGGGCGTATCCAGGGAGATGTTTGACCAGCTGACAGATCAGCGCAAACGGATTATAAGTAGTGAGGCAGGTGAAATGGAACTCTCGCCGTGGAGAGTCTCCGCGCTGGAGGAGAATCCAGGCGCTCTCAATGATATGGGTGACGATCTGGCCCGTATTCTGAAGGACACAAGAAACAGGATAGACAACCCAAAATCAGATTGGGATCAGATGTACGCCGGGGAGTTGGAAAAAACCTACCTAAAACAGCTCAAAACACTGGAAGACTTCAAGAGGGTTACAGGTTACGGGGAAAAAGGGCATCAAGTTCGCGGGGTCGTTCCCCGTGCAGGAGACCCGCTACAATTAACCTTCCCCAAGAAAGGGGGTGTATACAGGCTGGATGTACCGGATGAGGTTATACCTGATCTTCTTGATTTGAACAGGAGCATCAAGGATCAAGCTCCGCATGTTCAGAAGAGGTTGGACAGTATACTGGATAAATTCGACCCAAAGGACCCAGGATCTTGGAGGCCTGATAGCGACAGCAGTTATGGCATAACTGTGGGCCCTTTAACCCATGAAGGCGTGGTATCGTCCCTGAATACAGGGGAGTATTACAAAGCGCTCCGTCTGGCTATAGGCGACGACGAGGCAGCTAGGTTACTGGAAGAAGTCGGCATACCTGGGGTGAAGTATTTTGACGCAGGCTCCAGGGTAGCGGAAGAGGGGACACGCAATTTCGCCATCTTTGCTGATGACGTATTAAAGAGGATAAAAGTATTGGGTATTGATAAATGAAGACACCGAAGCAAGAAGCATTCATCGAAGCGTACTGTTTGACAGGTAACGCTAAGAAGTCTGCTGTTATGGCAGGTTATCCTGAGAAGAGCGCCAAGCAGAAGGGACATGAGCTTAAAAAGCAGTTCGCAGATGAGATAAAATCTCAGATAGAGCGTAATGTGATGGATGCAGCGCCTATTGCTCTGTCTGCTATGCGTAGGCTGGCTGAGGATGCGACCTCAGAGAGCGTCAGGCTGGCTGCGAACAAGGATTTGCTCGATAGGGCTGGTTTGAAGCCGACAGAGCGTATAGAACAGAAAATAGCCCATGTTGAGCAGGCTTCAACAGATGAGTTGAAGAGAGAGCTGGATGCTCTGGTTGGTACAGACGATATTGACGAGATACCTGAACGGTTGAACTGAAATGCCTGTCAAAAAAGTAAAAGGGGGTTGGAAATGGGGAAAGTCTGGTAAAGTACACAAGACTAAGAAAAAAGCTCGAACTCAAGAGAAAGCAATATATGCAAGTGGCTACAAGGGAAGGTCTAGAAAAAGCGGTTGAGATAGCCAGAGAACTCCGAAAGAGGGAACGCTACAACCGAATAGAATTCTACGACCCATACCCATACCAGAGAAAGTTTCACGAAACAGGTGGTTACGCTAATCAGAGGCTTCTGATGGCTGCTAACCGTATAGGCAAGAGTTATTGTGGCTCTGCTGAGATGTCATTCCACTTGACCGGACTGTACCCGGATTGGTGGAAAGGAAGAAAGTACAGACAGCCTATTACGGCGTGGGCTGGCGGAGTCTCTAACGAGACTACCAGAGACATTGTTCAGCATGAGCTTTTGGGTTCCCCAGATGACCCGGAAGCGTTTGGCTCCGGTACTATACCGAAAAACTATATAATAAAAACTGAACGCAAGCCGGGGGTCCCTAACGCTAAAAGCGTGGCACTTATTCGCCATGTGAGCGGTGGGAACTCCTCTTTATTCTTCAAGGCCTACGAGATGGGCCAAGAAAAATGGCAGGGTAGGTCGGTAGATTGTATCTGGCTGGATGAAGAACCGCCACGGGATATATACTCCCAAGCGGTAACCAGAACCCTTGACAGACAAGGTATGGTCTACATGACTTTCACCCCTGAAAACGGTATGACAGAGACTGTCGCATCGTTTATGAACAACTTAAAACCAGGGCAATCCCTGGATAACGCTACCTGGGATGACGCTACAGAGTCCATCCGCAGCATGAAGGGAGAGCCGGGGCATCTTAATCACGCTGTGATGGATCAGATACTGGCCTCATACAGCCCACATGAGCGTGAAATGAGGCGATATGGACGGCCTTCAATTGGTTCTGGATTGGTATTTCCTATAATGGAAGAGAAGATCATAATTGATCCTTTTGAAATACCTAGCCATTGGCCCAGGATATGCGGGATAGATTTCGGGTTTGACCATCCTACAGCCTGTGTTTGGGCAGCTTGGGACAGGGAAGAGGATGAGTATTATGTTTACGACTGCTATAGACAGGCCAAGGCTCCGCCAGCAGTTCATGCTCAGAATATACGGAATAGGCCCAGCTTTATCCCCGTTGCTTGGCCCCATGACGGCAATAGACGAGATTCTATGGGTAATCCTGGTCTAGCTGACCAGTACCGCCAGTTAGGGTGCAACATGTTACCCTTTATTTTTGAAAACCCCCCTGCTTTAGGGGAGAAGAAGGGCGGTAACTCTATAGAGGAAGGTATTATGTTCATGCTACAGCGTATGGAGGACGAGAAGTTCCATGTCTTCTCTACGTTGTCGAATTGGTGGGAAGAATTCAGGATGTACCACAGAAAGGAAGGCAAAATAGTGCCTTTGAACGACGATCTAATGTCTGCGACACGTTATGCGATAATGTCGATGCGTTTCGCTGTTTCGGGTAAAGACCCGACCTGGACTAAAGATATACACTACAGGGAGTACGGAATCATTTAATGGCTACGGAAAAGATAACGGAAGACGAGTTAGTCGCCAGAATAGACCAGGAAATTACGGATTCTCTGGGTTACGGGGACGAAATAGCGATCCAGCGTGAGCAGGCTATGGAGTATTACTATGGCGAGCTCTTTGGTAACGAAGTTGAGGGGCGCTCACACTTTGTTGACTCCACTGTACAGGACACAATAGAGTGGATAAAGCCCTCTCTGATGCGTATATTCGCTTCTGGCAATCAAATGGTTACATTTAACCCTGTCGGCCCTGAAGACGTAGCTTCTGCTAAACAGGCCACAGATTACGTAAATCACGTATTTATGAAGGATAATCCCGGCTGGGAGATCCTGTATACTTGGTTTACTGATGCTCTCTTACAGAAGAACGGCATAGTCAAGGTCTGGTGGGACGAAATTGAAGAATGGAACCGTGAAGAGTACAAGGGGCTTGACGAAACAGAACTTGAGGCGCTCATATCTGATCCTAGAGTAGAGGTCATTGAGCATACCTCTCCAGGTATGGAGATGGACGGGTCTTACACCGACGGTGGGAGTGAAGGACATCACATAGTCATAACCAGGGATACGAGCCTTGGTAGGGTTCATGTAGAGAATGTTCCTCCCGATGAGTTCCTGATCTCACGATTCTCCAAGACCGTGCAGGACGCTCGCTTCACCTGCCATCGCGTAAGAAAGAGCTTGAGCGAACTACGGGAGATGTACGGTGACATAGATCCTGAAGATCTATCTGATGATGCCTATGGCGCTGACGCTTTCTCTGGCGAGAGAGAAGCAAGATACAGTTTTGATAACTCTGGCTACGGTGGTTTTGGCCCAAGCGAAGAAATTTATGGTTCTGACGACTCTATGCGGGAGTATTGGTTACACGAATGCTTCATGCGTATCGACTACGATGGTGACGGTATCGCAGAGCTTAGGAAGGTTTGTCTTGTAGGCAGTAAGGTACTGGCTAACGAAGAGATAGACCGTATTCCCTTTGTATCGTTGACCCCGATAAGGATACCGCATAAATTCTTTGGTCTGTCTATCGCTGACATCGTTATGCCACTTCAGTTAATGAAGAGCACTCTGATGCGAAACCTCATGGACAACATGTACAACCAGAACTTTGGCAGGTACGCTGTTCTTGAGGGGCAAGCGAACTTGGATGATTTGCTTACGCAACGTCCGGGGGGGATAGTCAGGGTAAAGTCCCCCAATGCTGTCATGCCTCTGGCTACTCCTCCCCTTCAAAATTATTCTTTCCAGATGCTGGAGTACATAGACTCCATAAGGGAGTCACGGTCTGGTGTAACCAGTAGCACACAAGGGCTGAATTCAGATGCTCTGAAGAGTCATCAGACAGCTACAGCTGTAGCGCAGGCAATGACGTCTGCTCAGGCAAGAGTTGAGCTTATCGCTCGTAACTTTGCTGAAACTGGCGTGAAGGAGCTGATGAGTGTAATTTACGAGCTCGTACAGAAGAACCAGGACAAGCAGAGGGTTGTTCTCTTGAACAACGAATGGACTGAAGTACGGCCTGATATGTGGCGCGATAAAATGGATTGTTCTGTCTCTGTAGGCATAGGACACGGTAACCGTGACCAGCAGCTGATGCACTTGTCTACCATGCTGCAGTTTGCAACTGAAGCTATGTCTGGTGGGCTATCAATAGTGAACGATCAGAACATATACAACATGGGAGCTGCTATGCTACGCAACATGGGCTTCCAGAACGTAGAAGATTATCTGACTAACCCAGAGGATATTGAGCCTGAACCAGAAGGCCCGAGTCCGGAAGAGCAGATGGAACAGGCAGAGATGCAGCTGAAGAAGGGAGAGCTGGATGTGAAGATCGCTGAAGTACAGATCAAACAGCAGAAACTTCAGTTAGAGGCTGCTGAAGGCCAAGTGGATGCTCAACTGAAGATGGCGGAACTTCAGTTAGAGCGTGAACAGAAACGGGCGGTGGCGATAGGAGCAACATAATGCCCAAAAAAAGATTTGATCCTAAAGGCAGAGGATATGATTATGCTGGGGCAAGGGCTGCTGGTCTGCGCCCTGATTCTTCCGGCCACTGGCCTAGCCGTGATCCGAGGACGGGATTACTTTTTAAAGGGGTCAGCCATCCGACATTTTCCAAAACTAGGGGGGCTGCGACAAGACTTGGTTATGAAATAAAAGAAGGGCCGGGGGGAAGATATTTTTCCATAAAGAAGAGAATAAAGCGGTAGCCTTGTGATGATAGACCAAGAAAGAGAACTAAGAGCAAAGAGACTACTCGACGACCCCCTATTTAACGAGGCATTTGACACGTTAAGAAAAGATTTAATGGACCGCTGGAACGCTAGTGGTTCAACAGAAGTTGAAGCCAGAGAGTCTATCTGGCTTGCAATGCGACTGCTCGACAGAGTGTATGGTCATGTAACGTCCATAGTTGAATCTGGACACATGGACAAGATACTCTCAGAGCAACACCCATTCATCTAAGAGGAATTTAATTATGGCGGATACGCAAGAAGCCCCGCAAGAAGCAGTACCTGACGGAAACGCTCAGGAAGGTAGTTTAATAGAAGCACAAAACGCACTACTGAAGTTGATGGAACCTGCAGAGGAAACACCGGAAACGGAAGAAGAGCAACCCACTGAAGAAGAGGAAGCCCAACCTGAAGAGGAGGCGGAAACTACGGAAGAGGAGCCTGAAGAGTCTGAAGAAGAGGACGATGAGGGCGCTGACGACCAGACAGAGGAAGAAGAGGACCTTCTCTACGCTGTCACCGTAAATGGTGAAGAGCAGGAAGTAACCCTTGACGAGCTTCTGAAGGGATATTCAAGACAGTCAGATTACACGCGAAAAACGCAAGAGATTTCCGAACAACGTAAAAAGGCCGAATCAGTCGCTCAAGTGTGGGCTGCTGAAACCGACCAGATTCGGAATGAAAGACAACAGTACATGCAGACTCTCCAAAACATCATTGACAATACTGGTCAGAACTTTGACCAATTTGCTATGGTTGATTGGGATTCGCTGAAAGAAACCAACCCGATAGAGTACGTAACAAAGCGAGAAGAGTATCGTGAGTTACAAGAGCGTATTCAATCCATGCAGCATGAACAACACGCTGTACAGCAGAAACAAGCTGAGGATGCTAAGCAATTGCACGCTCAGACCCTTAACCAGGAGCATAAACTTCTAGTAAATGCTTTACCTGAATGGGGTGATCCAGAGAAGCAGCGTGAGATTGGTCTTGGCCTACGCGATTATGCTAGAAACCAGGGATTTGCAGATCAAGAGATCTCTGACCTAGTAGACCACCGTTCATTGTTAGTTCTTAGGAAAGCAATGCTCTACGATAAGCTAAATTCGTCTGATATAAAGTCGAAAAAACTAAAGAACAAGCCTAGAGTAGTTAGGTCGGGAAAAGGTGCCAGTAAATCATCGGATAAAAAGAGTAAGCGTACTAAGTCTATGAAAAGGCTGAAGCAAACAGGCCACATCGACGATGCGGTCACTTTGCTTGAGGATATGATGAACTCCTAACGAGGATATAACTATGGCAATTGCTACGAATACGTCACTGACTTATAGTTCTGTGGCGATCCGTGAGGATTTGTCTGACGTAATTTACAATATCGCTCCTATGGACACACCCTTCATGTCAGGTTGTGCTAAAACCACTGCTGACAACACATTCTACGAATGGCAGACCGACTCGATTACGGCTGGTGCTGCTAACCGGAAGATTGAGGGCGACGATTCAATCGCTGCCGATGCACGGGTGCTCCCAACGCGACTTGGTAATTACTGCCAGATAAGTCAATACGTAAATCAAACCTCCGGTACAGATCAGGTAATGAACTATGCCGGGCATGGCAAGCATCAGGCTTACCAGTTGGCTAAAAACGGCAAACGTATGAAGAGAGACATGGAATCCATGCTCACTCAAAACATCGTACGTGCTGCTGGTGACTCAACGGAAGCACGGGCAACCGCAGGTATCCCTGCGTGGCTTAACACAAGTCACGTTGCGGGTGGTTCCGGTGGGTCGGCTGATGCTGGTAGTCTTGGTACTACGGCTATGGTGAACAACACATCTACTGCTGCTGCTTCAGAAACTAACATCAAAGCAACCATTAAGGAATGTTACGATGCTGGTGGTAGCCCAGACATGATGCTTGTTCCATCAAACGTAAAGCAGACCATCTCCGCTCTGTCACAGACAGTTTCGGAGCTTCGCACGTCAGCTAACAAGGAAGCTCCGGCTTCTGTTGTGGCGGCTGTTGACGTATATGTTTCAGACTTCGGTACGTTCAAAATCGTTCCGGATCGAAACTTAGCGAAAGATGGTCCGGGTTCTGTTGCTGCAAATGTCTTCTTTTTGGACATGGACTTCTGGGCCATAGCTTGGCTACGTCCCTTCCAGACAGTTGATCTTGCAAAGACGGGCGATGCTGTAAAGCAGATGCTTGTCGCTGAATACGGTCTTGTCTCTAAAAACGAGGCATCCAGCGGTATTCTAGCTTCAGTAAGCTAACAAGGTACGGGGCGGGGAAACCCGCCCCATCCTTATAGAGAGAATGTAGTATGACTATCAAAAACCCATTAAGTAAGGGCAGAAGGACCGCTATAAAGAAAAGAATAGCGAGTAAGTACACAGGTAAAAGTACCACACGCCAAAGAGCTAAAGAAGCCGCTAAAACAGGTAAGAAACTATCTGACATAGCTGGTGGTGGAAAGAAGACAGGGTGGAGTGGAAAGGGTGTCGTAAAAGCTGGTCAAAGAGCCAAGGGCGCTACTGACCTAGCTAAGAAGTTCAAAGGAAATCGCGCTGGCTACGTTAAGGCTCAGAAAGCTCGAACCCTTGCTCGACAAGCTGCTAAGAAGCGTCATGCAGCTGCTGTGAAGAGAGGGCGTAAGGCTGGCGGAAAGTAAGTATGAAGAATCTCGACAAGGAACTAGAGTCTGTCGCTAACAAACTGGTTAAGACTAAGAAGGCAAAGAAGAAATCATCTGAGCCTAAAGATGCTGCTGGTTGGTTAAGGAAGGCTTACATAGATGGAAACCCCGCTGATGGGGCTCCTAAAGTAGGGAAGATTGGTTATGTCTGATAAATTTGTTGTTGATTACGATGGTGTTCGTCGCACTGATATGCAGTTTGACCAGACTGATAACACATTTAACTTCAAGACTGTCCAGGACGCTACGCCTATACTTGATGACAACAAAGCTAAATACAATGCGTACGGGGATAAACTTTCTCTTGGTAAGAGGGGGGAGTGGCATCATGCTGCTTCCATCCCGATTACGATATGGGAGAAGTGGATGGAGGACTCTAACGGCGCGATTGCAAAAGATACAAAGCTCCTCGCTGCTTACTTAAATAACCCCGACTACAAATATTTCAAAGTAGCCCCAACTAATCTATAAGGTAAAAGATATGATTGACCTAAGTAACATTTTAAGACCTCAAGCTACAACTCACACATTAAGCGCGACTACTTCCAGTGGTGCCACCGCGACATCTGCATTTGCGCCCCAAATACAGGCAGTTATGGTGACTGCAACTGCTGCCTGTTTCGTGGCTTTTGGTGCATCGCCCACTGCTGCAACAACTTCAACATACATTGCAGCAGACACCCCATATTTGTTCCTAGTAAATGGTTCAGATAAGTGCGCGGCAATTACTGGAACAGGCACAGCATCGGTTTATATCACTGAAATGAGTAGATGAAGCAAGTCGCTATTGTAGGGCTGTCTCCGTCTACTCACGACGACGCTCCCTATACGGATCCCGCATGGGAGAAGTGGGGGCTACCGTGGGACAACGGAAGATTTCCTTACCTTGACAGACTCTTTGACGTACATCCCCTGGAGTGTATAAAGGAGGCTATTCCATCCTTTTACCAGCCAGACTATCTGAACAGGCTACGGAGCTTAGACGCTCCCCTGTACATGCAGGAAGCCTACGACGATATACCTAATGCTACAGCGTACCCGCTTGAAGAAGTTTCCTCCCTTGTGGGGGATTATTACAACTCTTCCATAGCGTACATGCTGGGATTAGCTATATACGAGGGGTATGACAAAATAGCTTTATGGGGCGTTGATCTTATAGGCCAGGGCGGTTGGGGCCATGCTGACGAGTACATGGATGAACGGCCTAACGTAGAGTACCTATTAGGATTCGCTAAAGGTAGGGGTATAGACTTGTGGTTACCAGAAGTATGCCCACTTCTTAAATTCGCAGGTAGATTCCCTCTTGGGAAGGTTATACCTCATTATGGGAAGCGCTATGGGTTCCTAAATGAGCCTAACGACTTCTCTTATCTAACAACACCGCCAACTGATTGGAAGGGCCACTCAAAGCCACCGGAATATAGAAAATGGCAATAAGCACTTATTCAGAATTACAGACGGCTGTAGCTAACTGGTTAGACAGAGATGATCTAACGGACAGGATACCTGAGTTCATCGCTTTAGCTGAGGCTAGAATGAACAGGGTCTTGCGCCTACGGCTCATGGAGAGCAAGTATACGGCTTCAACAGTAGCCTCACAGAGAAACTACGCTCTGCCCACTGGGTATATACAGATGCGTAACTTCCAGATCAACACCTCCCCCATAACCCCCCTCCAGTACGTAACCCCTGAAATATACGACCGACTATATGGAAGCACCAGTGCAGGGACTCCTCAGTTTTACACTATTATTGCTGGAGAACTCCAGTTGGGGCCAATACCGGGTTCAGTTATGACGATGGAGATGCTCTTCTACAAGAAGATTTCGGCTTTAACCACTCTTAATCCTACTGAGACTATGCTGACAGATAACCCAGATGTTTATCTCTACGGGGCGTTGTTAGAGGCAGAGCCGTTTATAATGAATGATGAGAGGGTTTCTCTCTGGATGCAGGGTTTTCAGCAAGCTATAGCTGATCTAGAGGAACAGGATAACAAGGATCGTCACTCAGGGTCCGCCCTTAGAGTGATGAATACGAGTGGCTACTATTGACCGCTCCCATCACATGGGCGCAAGCCGCCTCTCCTATTCTATGGAGCAACATAGGTATAGATTGGGATACGCCCGCTAAAACAGGTGATCCAACGTTTGCCCTGACTCAAGGGTATACCTCTAGTGGCGCGGCTGCAATGGTAGTGTCATCTACTTTTGCGGTAAATTCTGGATATTCAAGTTCGTCGGTAATGGCTACTACAGGTTCCGCAACTTATGCGGTCAACAGTGGGGTTACCTCCAATGGTGGCTTTAACCTTTCTGGGGAGGTTACATTTGCTAGTACGATGGACTATTCTTCTTCCACAGCACATAACGCTGCGGGAGTGGCTACGATTGCTGTATCTGTCGGTTATCTTAACAATACCAACCATGCAGATT